CAAATATATAAAATTTTGCACCATTATTAGCAAAGGTCATGCCACCAATATTTTTGTTTCCAACAGTAGTATCTGTTACATCATGTATTGCGACATAAGAAGCGTTGCTTATATCCCCGTCGCTTGGTATATTGTATTCAGCTATTTCATAATGTGTAGCCACAAATAGCTTTGAAGCATCAGCATTAACTTCAAGAGCATTAAGTGATGGATTAGATGCTGTAAAAACTCCTGACGATAAATTAATAGAATTATTTGAGTACGTTCCAGTACTTACATCCCATGCTGTAGATAAGTTATATTGAAAAACAATTCTGTTGCTATGACCAGCAACATAAACTTTAGCACCGTCGGGGCTTAATACTAAACCCGCAGGATTGACCGACTGAGACTGAACACTTAATGATTTATTTGCATAAGAAGCAGTACTTATATCCCATGCTGTAGATAAAGTATATTGGTAAACGGAATCAGGGGCAGTGCTTGCAATGACATACATTATTGTTCCGTCTGGTTTAAACCGAACATCTCTTGGAACACCATCTTGAGAAGCTACAGAAAAACTTTTGTTAGAATATGATGCTGTACTTATATCATATGCTGTTGATAATGTGTACTGCCAAACTTTATCATTTGAAAATCCAATTAGATACATTGCAGTACCATCTGATTTAAACGCAATTCCTTCCGCATTTCCTAATTGAGTTGAAGCATCAAAAGATTTACTATCATATGAAAGGTTACTTAAAATGTAAGGTGTGACTATAGCTGAACTGTTAGTAAAAGTACCATTGCCTGTCGCACTAGGTGTTAATGTCGAACTAGAATAAGAAATGGGCTTTTCATCGAAAAACTCATAATTTGTTGCATTAGCATTAACATCCCACTGACCTTTACTAGTCACTCCGGTTACGGGAACTTCTTTAAATACGGATACAATCGGGCTAACAGCATTGATACTATCAGTTAAATTAAATCCAACAACCTGATTAGAATCAAAAGATTGAGTAAGAACATTATTGGATACAATATTTTTTGTATTGACGCTAATAACACCAGTATCACTTATAGCAGATGTTTTAGTTTCTACTGCAGCAATTTGTGTTGGAGTAGCAGTAGGGTTTTCAACCATATCACTCATAACAGGGTTACTAACCATTGCTTCTGCTAGTTTAAACGCTTTACTTGGCATTAATGTTCTCCAAAATTTCTATATTATTCACTGTCTTTTTTTGCATCAAGATATGCTGCTATAGCCATATCTCTACGTTCTTTTGCATTCTTACCTTTAAACTGTGGAGCATCAGATTGTTTAAAATCATCTATCCATGCACCCATACCATCTGCCACTTCAAGCTTTTCATTTTGTGGTTTCTTTTTAAATGTATTAAGACCTTGGCTACCACCCGAACCAATGCGTTCAGCTTTATTACTTTGCGTTGTTGCAATTCGTTTCATTGCACCTTCGCCCGATAATCTTTTCTTTTCTTTTTCATAATCAGATTTACTAAGTTTCATAAATCCGGTATCTATTGCTTTTTTATTAGCATCTGCTCTTTTCTGCAAAGGATTAGTGGTTTCAACCTGTTCTTTTTTATTTTTTGCTATTGTAGTCGGCTTAAGTTTTCCATATCGATCACGATCTTTTTTCTCTTTATCCATTCTCATTTTCTGCAAAGGAGACATCATTCTTTTAGTTTGGCCCTGTGGTTCATTATAGGCTTCTTTTTTAATTAAATCTTTTGGATCTTTTCCTTTAACCTTTGCATCAATGTAAGATTTTGCAAGACCAAGAGATGCTACGGTACCAAGAGTTTTAACCTTGCCTTTATTTAAATGTCTAATAACATGCTGTCCGGCTCCTGGCTTGGAAAGCACAACATAATGTCCACCTGCTGGATGTGGTTTCTTATGTGTAATTTTCATACCAGCAGTTTTTGGTTCAAACTTTTCGTCTAGTTCAACTTCTTCTCTTTTCATACGCTTCTTCCACATGTAGTCTTTAACTACTTTGCGGATTTCGTCTGTATTAGTTGTGCGCTTGTTAGCAAACATAGTCATAATAGCGTCCATAGACTTGCCATCATCGACTGCTTTTTGAATTGCCTTAGTGTTTACCTTTTCATCAAGTTCAACTTCTTCACGGACTCTAACTTTAAACATTTTCTCAACGGTCTGCCTACCCATATGCTTTGACATAACCGTAATAATCTTTTCAAATACTTCAGTATCTTGACCGTTCACGAATTTAATAAAAGGCATTCCAGCTTTACCTGATGATAGCATATCTGCTGCTTTCATGAAGTCCGCCTTATCTATGCCACCACTTTTCTTTGCATAAGAACTAAGCTCATTACCAGCTTTTTTCATTGCTGGAGTTGCCACTTCATCAAGTTTTACCGATTCATTTGGATTCTCATTACCAGGTTCTTCTCCAGTATCTTTTGCAAGCATATAGTCTCTTACAGAATCAAGATAGTCCATTGCCTTAGTAATTTTATTTTGGCACCACTCAGGCATATTCTCATCGTCTTCTAGCATATCATGCAGTTCTTCAGCAGCATCTGAGATAGTGACAAGCTGGGTCTTAGCCATATCACCCTCATAGTCATACTCTCCTGCATCAACATCTTCAAACATATAAAGATCATAAAGAAGTTCGGTATCTTCTTTCATAAGACTTTTTATTTTAGCTGCATTATAATCATGTTTAATCATAAGATTGTTTATAGCAGCCATAGAAAGAAATGGTATATCTTTAGCAGCTAGTTGCTCTAACTCATCTTTACCAAATTTTGCTACCATAGTAGAAAGTTTAATAGCATCCGTAGGTTGGATTCTCTTACCTTTCATACCAGACCAATGTTTAGCCAGTCTATCTAGTTGATTTGCTGCTAATTTTTCTTCTATAGATTTCATTTTGACCCTCTTACTTTTGCAGCCAGATCCTTGTCTGCCTTGCCCCATGTTCCTGATGATTTAGTTACAAATGAATTAACTCTTGCAAAACCCCACTGTTCTGGAGTAGTGCCAGGTCTATGTCCAGTTTTCCAAGCAGCAACTCCACGATTATAAACCTGTCTTAGTATACCAAGAGGCATACCAGATTTTTCTGCCTTTTTCTTAAGACCTGCTGTTGCGTCTTCGTTTATATAAGCTTTAAATTTAATCATTCTGTTGCCCTATTCTTTGCTCTTGCTCTTGCTAATCTAGCTCGATCTAACATTCTATCATGCTTAAGTTTATCAGTTTCTTTTTCTCTATCAATCTTAGCTTGTGCAATTTTAATTGCATCTTCGCCATACATTTGTTTAAACTTTAAAGTGTGTTTACTCGGTTTTGTTTTTGCTGTAGCATCGCCTGGTGCTGGTTTATAAGCACTTCTATCGTCGTCTGCTTTTTTACCATGTTTAGAAAAATGTCTTGCTCTTGCAAGTTTAGTGGATTTTGTTTTAATGCCGGCATAATAACCTTTTGGTTGTATCCCTGGTCTATCTTTAATATCTGGATCTTCCGCTTCAGAAGTCTGCCCTGGAGTTATAGACCTTGCTTTCTTATTAGAAGCATCAGTTCCCCAATCCGGTCTATCATCATACATAGAATCTTTACTTTTAGCTTGATACATTTTAACAGAGTCTAACCATTTTCTCATTGCAGAGCCGTCTTCTTTTTCAACTATAAGATAATTGGACCCTTTATAAATTACAATGCCTTTTTCACCGGACTCTTTAACCTCAACCATATCGCCTTCATTAAAAAGTTCACCATTTATATACTTTTCTCTTATATCAGAAATAGGTTCTAGTTGAATAGAATTTCTAAATTCTGTTTCTTCTTTTAATCCCATACCTTTTCTAATATCATTAAAAAGTTTCTTTGCGTCAGTATTAGACATTTTATCAGGTAAACCTTGAGAAAACGAAGTAAAGTTATTATCTGAAACATAACTTCTTTGCTTGGTACCAGAAGCACCTTCAGCACCTTTGGCATCAGGGTCTCTTTGTCCTGCTGATACCATTTGAATTCCATCTGGAAAATTATAGAAGCCATGTTTTCCTTTTTTACCATTATAATTATTCAGTCTCACCTTATATTCATCTAAACGATCTGAACCAGCAATCATAACAATCTTTCTATAACCACGATCATATAAATCAGTTAAAGCATCAAAAGGAGTTTTTACTTTCTTATTGACAAGAACTTGTCTGGCGTGTTTTGGAAACATTTTACGAATATACTTAACCTTGCTAGTATATTCTAAAGGGTTATCTTTTTTATCATTAGATTGAGATAGATAAAGAAAATAAGGATTACGTCCGGCAGAGGAAGCCAATTTATCCATAAGTTTTCCATGACCAATAGTAGGCGGATTCATTCTACCAAAGGCAAAATAAGCAACCTTTTCTTCTTCTACTAAAAACTGGGAAAATGAATTAATCATTCAGAAGATCCGCCTCTTTTTCTCTGCATTTCTGCTTTACGAATAAGTGGAAACATCTTCTTAGCCAAACGATCAATCCGTGTTTTCATTTCAGGCTTATCAAGTCTTTTCTCAATTTCAGCCTTACGTGCTATAGTTAATTCTCCACGTGGAATATCTTTTGTTATTTTTAGTAAGATTTTATTACGAGCAGCTCTTCTTGCTCTTTTTTGAAGAACCTCTTTACTCGCTACACGTCGAGCAGCTCTTTTTTTACCAAGAGCAATCTTGGCACGATTTCTTTTAAAATCTCGGGCTTTCTTTAATCTTTGGGCCATAGACAAAGCTTCATCTGGAGTTTCATCCATTGCCCTTCTTTTTCTATGTCTTCTATATTTTATTTCGTCAGGCTCACCGGGAGCGTAATCTACAGTAATTAAATCTTTAAATTTTAACATCAGTTTCTTCCTGGTTTATCCCATCCCTTTAAAATATTTGGCGAAAAGTTGTTGTATGAAAATTCCATTCTATCAACAATCTTTACCGCATCACCACCAAGTCTATCAATTGCTACATAACCTTCGTGACCTGTCGTCTTAAATCCCTTTGTAGTCTGTACAAATGTATCGATCTTTTTAATATTATTAAGTATATTTATAAGTTTTAATTTTACTAAAACAATTAGTTTCTGTAATTCAAAGACCTTTATTAAGTTTTGTTTATTAGATGCCGAGAAAAATTTTAAGATTTCCTCTCTCTTTTTAACTTGCGCATCTTTGCCGCGTTCTGACTTGCGTTTGAGGATTTCTTTTTCGTACTTGTCTTTGATCCACTTGATAAGCCCGTCGGCATGTCTTCGAGTGTCTTTAATAATTTCGCCTTTCCTGACAAAGGAGTTGTTATAGGTTTCGATTGTCTGCGAAAGTTCGTCGTTGGACTCAATTTCTTTAAGGGTGTTACTAGATATTTGGTTAAAGAGTTTCCCAATTTCCGAAAGACGTTCATTTACTTCCTCCGTATCCTTTTTTGACATTGTTACTTTAGTCATATCTCTTAACATTGCATCTTGAGACCAGACAGATTTTGATTTTTTAAACTTTGATGTATCTACACCATAGCTTGCTTTCATAGTTTCAAAAGACGAGCCAGTGTATGTAGTATGCCAGACGATTCCAATTTTTGCCGATCTGATTTCTTTGGCTGCTGCAGTTCCCTCTGGGACCGCATAAATAATTGTATTAGGGTGAAAAGTGACATACTTTTTTCCATCTATAGTTTGATCGGACAAATCGTTGTTGCTGAATAAAAAATCTCCTTGGACAACACCTTTGATTCCAAGTGAAGGCAGATATTTAAGTGCGTCTTTGAGCTTATCAGCAAGATCACCAGAAGTATCAGCATCGACGTCAGCTGTAGATTTATAGACCTTAGGGTTTTTGTTGAATATGCCTTTTTTGGCAACGAAAAATTTATTATCACTCGGATCAATACCAGCGAAAACAGCAGGAGCGCCATCCCATTTAACACTTACATTTCCTTTCTTGGTTCCACCAAGCATATCTCTTAAATCTCTAAGAGCAAAGATTGCTTCACGTGTGCCTTTTACTCCACCATAGATTACCCTATCTTCGATATGAGTCATGTGTGTATTTTTTTGTTCAGTTATAGTTTGCTTAAAACTTATCATTTCATCAACTTCTTTATTACTGCCAATGCTTTTTTACCATCAGGATGATTTGGATTAATACTTACTTCACTACCGTTCATAAAATCTGATATACTTGCCGATTTGCCTAATGCTGTAATTGCTTTATGTAAAGGATCTTTTGGATCATATTTTGTTTCAAATCCACTCTTACCTCTTAATTCTACCCATTTCTGATCACCTTTATTCCACATCTTCATAACATCCATATTTTTATTACGGATAAGTTTAAGTTTGACCCCTTCGGATATGAAACTCTTAAATTTTAACATTAGTTATCCTTTAAAATAAGATCAAGACTTGCACCAATTATATTTTACCATACTATTTATATAAAAAAATGGAGGTGAAATACACCTCCATACAAGTTATAACAAACAAAAGGAAAGTTATTTTTATCTTCGATAGATGTATGCATCCATTTTATCTGCGACACTAAGAGGAAGACACATATTATATTTAGGATTACCCAGTCTGGATCCACGACCTTGACATTTAACATAGAATTGGTAATCTTTACCTGCAATTCTTAAATCTTTATTTAAGTTGGACACAATTTTTCTTACAGTATCTAACTGTTCCATATCATCTTTATTTTCTTTAGAAAATGTTCCGATATAAGAATCTGTCCTAGAAGAATTAACTGCAATACCCATTAGCTCATCTTTCCTGAACGAATCATTGAAAACCCAGAAGCAAACATTGTTTGATGAACAGCACGAGACTGTTCTTCTGTTAATCCTTCATACCGTTCTTTTTCACCGGTATTCCAATTCCAAATTCCTTCTACATACCACATCATTTAACTCCTTCTATAATAGCTGTAAATAAAATTAAAAGTACAAAGAAAATTGCACAACCAACTGCAGTACCCATTATGCATACTCCTTATATTCTACCACTTTAGCAAGGTCTTCTACAAGCTGTTTACCATACTTAGTAAATAATATGCCTTGCTCCCAAACAAAATGTTCTACATCTTGTATGTGATAAAAAGTTTCACAACCTGTAATCCAACGTAAAGCATCCCAGTAATCGTGAGCGCCCCAGGTCTGGGCTTGATGAATACGCTCTTTAAATTCATCAACTTTTATTTCTTCAATCTTTTTTTCACGAGCAGTATTCTCCTCAAGCTGATCACAAAGAGCGTTCCATAGCTCTTGTTTTTGGCGAGGAGTACGATCATTCCACTCATCCATTAAAACTCCACGAGGACGAAACCCATAAACATCTTTATGAAGGTCTGAGAAACAATCATCTGAGTAAGTGAATTCCATTTTTATATCCTTCCGATTCTCTTTACATAACTAATATAGTATATTTTAGGGATCTTGTAAACCCCTAAAATGCATTTTTATGCAACTTCTTTAAAGCCAAAGTTTGCTACAACGTGACGGTTACCATCTTCATCTTCGATAAGATCACCAACTGAGATAGAAGCCATCCGACCCAAACGAGTAATCTGAGTTTCAGGTCCAATGTTACCAACTTGAAAAACTTCATCTAAACAAGTAGCTTCAATAAAAGAAACCGCAGTGTAAAAATTTTCATACAAAGCTTTTTCAACAAGATCAACCATTTTCTCTCCACGGAAGTCCATAGCCATATCATCACGAATTTCACGCTTCATGCTTTTAGTACCAGCATTGATTCCAGCGATTTCATCTTCTGTGTAGCGGATTTGGTAAACTGTGTATTTCATTTTCTTATCTCCGATTCTATTTACTCTTACAACATATACTATTATGCATAGTTTGTAAACCCCTAAAATGCATTTTTATGCACTTTTTTTCTCTGTATCTTTTATGTTACAGTGATTAAAAAGTAAGCAAAATATAAATTATTACATTACTAAATAAAATTATGACCGAGTATACGAGTATATACCGTCATACTTTTCCAAAAACAATATAGGAGATATTAGATGGAAATCCTTAATAAAGTAAAATCATGGGCTGGAGCTTTAGCTGAAGCAGGTGTAAGCCTAATCGGACTAGGCATCGTCCTTGAAATCCTTTTCGACGGGATGAATATTCCATTTTGGCCAGACGTCAACGTTACAGCAAACATTCTCGGATTGCTAGGTAACTTTAGTGAACAGGGTCTGGTAGGTTT